TCGGTTGAAGGAACAGCACTTCCCTGTTGATTATGCCAAAGAAGAATGGTGGCAGCTGATTCAGCTTCTGCCTACTTCCTACAACCAGAAGCGGACTGTCATGCTGAACTATGAAGTCCTGGCAAACATGTATCACAGCAGGAAGAATCACAAACTTGACGAATGGCACGATTTGTGCCACTGGATTGAAACGCTGCCCTATTCGCAGCTTATCACAAGAAGCTAATTTATTTTACAACAGGAAAGGATGATTCTATGAATCCGGCAACACAGAAAGGAAAAATCCTGGGCTATTGTGCGGAACATGGTTCCATCACAATCCGTGAAGCCTTTGAAAAGCTGTGCATCAACAGTCCTTCCAAGCGCATCAGTGAATTGAGAATGGCAGGATATGATGTGCAGTCCATGGTGGAAACCAGAACAAATGCGGACGGTGATGAAGTGAGATTCAAGCGTTACTTCATCAAGGAAAGGGGGTGCATCCATGACTGACCTTGAAATGGATCTGGTGCTTGCCAGGGCAGAAATTGAGCAGCTGAAGAAGACCATTGAACTGCTGAAGGGCAAGCGGTGCAGCTTTGGTGTGGGTGTCACAGTGAAGCCGGATGGTGTCAATGAACTGGATCCCTGCATCTATAAAGACATTGAAGTTCACACCAATGCCACAGTTGTTGTGATGCGTTGCGTGAAGTGCGGTCACATTAAACTGGAATGGCACCGGCAGGAAAACACTGAAGACATGGTGGATGGTGAATGGAATGGCTGATGTGAAATGGATCAAAATCACCACTGACATCTTTGATGATGAAAAAATCCTGCTGATTGAAAGCCTTCCTGATGCTTATGCAATCATCACGGTCTGGTTTAAGCTTCTATGCCTTGCCGGAAAGCAGAACAACAGTGGTGTGTTCATGATGGGGCAGATTGCCTATACAGACAAGATGCTTGCAACTATCTTCAGGATGAAAGAATCCACCGTGCAGCTTGCCCTTCAAACCTTTGAACAGTTTGGGATGGTGGAAATCATTGATGGTGTTATCACCATCCCAAATTGGGGCAAGCATCAGAATCTGGATCAGCTTGAATCCAAAAAGGAATATATGCGGAATTACATGAAGGAATACCGGGAAAAACAGAAGGCTTTAACTGGTAAAACTTCCTGTAAAACTAACAGTAAATCTAATGTTAGCCAAGCAGATAAAGAAGAAGATAAAGAAAGAGATAAAGAAGAAGAAAGAGATGGAGAAAAAAAGAGTGTGAGGGAAACCACACACACCATCTTCAAGCGGCTTCTTCCTGATTATGCCCTTTCTTATGACATTCAGGACAAAATGGGTGAATGGATCACCTATAAAACCGAACGCAAAGAACCTTATAAAGAACAGGGCATGAAGTCCCTGCTTCGGCAGGTTGAAAACAATGCTATGAAATATGGTGACCAGGCTGTTTGCAGTCTGATTGATGAATGCATGGCAAGTGGTTGGAAGGGAATCATCTTTGACCGTTTACAGCAGAAAGCACAGACTTCCAGACAATCCTTCAAAAAGGCAACTGTTGCAGAACAGCTTGATGACAGCTATCACATGATGGCAGATTGGGCAGGTGAATGATATGGCAGAACCGTATTGGGTAGATAATCACGCAATCAAATTTCCCTGCAAGGAATGTGTGGAAAGACACCAGGCATGTTGGTCTGAATGTGAACGATACAAACAGGCCAAGGAAGACCAGGAAGAAAAAAACAAGAAGGAAGCCGAAGCAAAAAAGACCGCAGATGACATTTACCGCATAAGGGAAAAGCGGTCTACATGGCTGAAGAATGGCTTCACCTACAACAAACAAAAAGGGGATCAGTGACCACATGGACAAAAAAGAATTTGCCACATTTGCAATGGCATTAAAAACCTACTATCCCAGGGAAGCCCTTCTTCCCAATTCACAGGCCATGGAACTGTGGTATAGGGAACTTTGTGACATCCCCATGGATGTTGCTGAAGCTGCAATGCGGAAATGGGTGTCCACACAGAAGTGGTCACCTTCCATTGCAGAACTGCGTGAACTGGCAACGGAAATCCAACATGGCAAGCTGCCTGATTGGGGTGAAGGTTGGGAGCAAGTGCAAAAGGCCATCCGGCATTATGGTTATTACAGGCAGAAGGAAGCCATGGCAAGCCTGGATCCCTTTGTCAAGGATATTGTGAAGCGCATGGGATTCAACAACCTGTGCCTGTCTGACAATGTTTCCGCTGACCGGGCAAACTTCCGCATGTTGTATGAGGAATTAGCCAGACGGCAGCAGACACATCATCAGGTGGCACTTCCCTTGCAGGACATCATCAAGAAGCTTGGAATGGGCTTCAGTGAGGATGGCAGAATCATTGGGATTGAAGGGGGCAAGGATGATGGCTGATTTGAAACCGTGTCCGTTTGACAACTACAACTGTATGTGCCAGTTCTGTGAAGAGCCTTGCAACAACGGATTGAACTGCTCTGACTGCAACCACAAAGGGAAGGCGGTACACGATGTGTATCTTTGCACCAGGTTCAAGGGCGACATGACTGCCTACATCGAGAACTGGTGGAACCGCCGTGTGGGAGAGGGGGAGAAGTGAGTGAAACATTGCAGTAATTGCCGATACTGCACGATTGACATAAGAGCATTGCAGATTTGCGGTGTGGTCATCCACAAGTGCCATTGGCATGGATATTTCATTCCCCATCCCTTTTTCAGTGGGTTTAAGTGCAAAAAATATAGGAGGGAGAAACCGTGAAAGACCGTGATGCAAAGATGCGGGAGCGCTATTTGCAGAGAGAGGATGAGCGCTTGCTTAGAATGATTGAAAAGCGGGAGCGAAAGGCAAAGGAAGCCTTTTACTCACGAACTGACAAGGATGAGCAAGAAGATGAAGCATTCCAAAGGCTCCTGAATCTGGCTGCTGAACTGAGGGGGTGACAATCATGGCTGAGTATATCGAGAGGGAAGCGGCGCTTCGCTCCTTCACCGTTGACAAGAATGGAAACCGTATCCGTGAGGTTGATGTTGATAATTGGCTTGTTGAAATTCCAATTAGACAGGTTAAGCAGATGCTTCGAGAAATCCCCGCCGCCGATGTGGTGGAAGTTCCATGCCGATGCAAAGACTGCAAGCACTGGAAGCACTTTGACCACTTGGGATGTACGGATTTTGTAAAGGTCTGCGGTCTTGCCAACTACATGATCGGTGCAAACGGGTATTGCCTGTACGGAGAACGGAGGGACAACGATGGCTGAGTATAACAAAAAGATCATAAAGATGGTTGATTACGAAGCTATGAGGGCAGCGTTTGATAAAAAATTCAAGGAAACAATGAAGCTCGTTCGGAATGGAGAAACCCATCTTGATAACTTGGCAGAGGGGTTTCACGAAGCTGACAGAGTGATTTTTCAGATGCCAAGCGCCGATGTGGTGGAGCGGAAGCGTGGGGAGTGGGAGTTTAAGCCACCGAATGGCTGGGCTTGTTCTGCGTGTGGAGAGTGGGGCTTGATGATTGACAACAGAGGTATTTGCAAGTCAAACTTCTGCCCCAACTGCGGTGCGGATATGAGGGGGGATGGTCATGCCCAGTGAAAAACACTACATGGACAGAGTTTGCCGGATGTGTGGGAAGACCTTCACACCGTTGTCACCCAACGGCTGTTGGTGTGAGGAATGCCGCCCAAAGAGACTTGCAGAGCAAAGGGAAAAATACAGGGTGGCTGCGATAGAAAGGCGAAAGGACAAAGATGATTCTTTTCACACCTGCGATTCTCCAAAGGTAATAGAAGGTTGCTTGAACTGCACAAAGCAGAAGTGCAATGGAAATTGTAAGGATGTTAGATTTGCAGTCACGGATGCCAAGAGGAAAAGAAAATGCTGATAATCACGATTGAGGTTGATGCGCCGTCCGGTCTTGCGTTGGCAGTGAAAGAGCAACTTGCAATGCTGCTTGAAAGATATGGTGACACCAGGGTGATTGATGTGAAAGAAGGTGACAGGAATGGCAGATGAAAAAAGCAAAGCGGCAAAGGAATTTCTTCAACAGGTCAAACTGTGTGATGCTCATATCAACAACAAGTTGGAAGAACTGTCCCGTCTGAAGGATATGGTGATACATATCACGGCAACCTGGAAGGCTGATGTGGTTTCTGGTGGCGGCACACAAGACAAAATGGGTGATGCCATTGCCAAAATCATTGACCTGGAAGCAGAAATCAACAGGGCTGTGGATGAATATGTGGATAAGAAGAAACAGGTTGGGGCAACCATTGAGCAGATCCGGGATTCTGACCAGGTGACGGTGCTGCACAAACGATATTTTGAAGATCTGACCTGGGAACAGATTGCCTGTGATATGCACATGACATATAGGAATGTGTGCTACATACATGGAAGGGCACTACAGGCTGTCAGCGACTTGATTTGATAAAAGTTTTCAGTGAATTTCATAGAATTTCATAGTGTCGGTGTGATAATATTAGAATCGCAGAAGAAGAAGAAAAGACATGATCCATTTGGGTTGTGTCTTTTTTTCGTGCAGAAAGCCTGATGGGGATTCCTCCTAACCTATCAGGCTTTTTGCTTTACTCTAAAGTTACTTTAAAATACTTTAAAGTTTTCATGAAAGATGGTGATGATTGTGGCAGAACTTAGGTCAAAAAAACAGGAAGAATTTGTGCAGAAGGTTGTCCAAGGGATGCCACAAAGACAGGCATTCAGATCTGTATATAAAAATAATATGACGGATGCACAAGTTGATGCTGAAGCTTCCGCAATGATTAACGGAACAGGCAAATATGCCAAGAATCCAAAGATACACCAAAGGTTCTTAGAATTAAACGCTGCGGCACAAGAACAGGCCGAAAGCAGAGCGGTTGCCGATGCACAAGAAGTGCTTGCATATCTGACTTCTGTGCTTCGTGGTGAATCGGAATCTGATGAAATCGTGATTGAGAACATCGGTGACTTCACTTCAAAGGCCAGAACAATGAAGAAGGCACCGTCTGAAAAAGACCGTCTGAAGGCGGCTGAATTGCTTGGGAAAAGATATTCCCTGTTCAAGAATGATGTGAAGCTTGATGTCACACCTGTTGTGATAGGTGGTGATGATGGTCTTGAAGACTAATGAAGCAATCAAGATAAACCTTCCTGACATTGTTGGAAAAGGCTATGGCACATTCTGGCGGTTCAAAGGCCGTTATCGTGTGGTCAAAGGAAGCCGTGCTTCAAAGAAGTCAAAAACCACTGCCCTGTGGTATATCGTCAACATGATGAAATATCCCCAGGCAAACACACTGGTCATCAGAAAGACCTTCAGAACGCTGAAGGACAGCTGCTTCACAGAACTGAAATGGGCTGTGCATCGGTTGAAGGTTGATACCTGGTGGGAATTCAAAGAAAGCCCACTGGAAGCCACATACAAGCCCACAGGACAAAAGATTTATTTCCGTGGGTTAGATGATCCGCTGAAGGTCACATCAATCACAGTGGATGTTGGTGTCCTTTGTTGGGCATGGCTTGAAGAAGCCTATGAGGTCATGAATGAAGATGACTTCAACATCCTGGATGAATCCATCCGTGGTGGTGTGCCGGAAGGATCTGGCCTGTTCAAGCAGTGGACAATCACATTCAATCCATGGAATGAACACCACTTTCTGAAGAAGCGGTTCTTTGATGTGCCGCCAGATCCAGACATCCTTGCTATAACAACCAACTACATGTGCAATGAATGGCTTGATGCAGCTGACATCAAGGTGTTTGAGGACATGAAGAAACGCAATCCAAGACGATATGCCGTTGCAGGATTGGGCGGTTGGGGCATTGTGGATGGCCTGGTCTATGAGAATTGGAAGGAACAAGCCTTCACACCTATCAGTAAAAAAGAATATGAAGGCATGGAACCAGAGGAAAGGCCGGAACATCCTGTGTTCAAGGATGGGATGACTGCTTGTTTTGGTCTTGACTTCGGTTATACAAACGATCCATCAACGCTTTTTTGCGGTCTGCTTGACCAAAAGGAAAAGCGTTTATTTGTGTTTGATGAAATGTATGAAAAAGGACTATCCAACAAAAGGATTGCTGAAAACATCAAGGAAATGGGCTATGGCAAGGAACGCATTACAGCGGATTCTGCTGAACCGAAGTCCATTGATGAACTGAAGTCCCTGGGCTTGCGTGTCAAAGGTGCCATGAAGGGCAAGGACAGCATCAAGAATGGCATTCAGTGGATTCAAGACCTTGAAATCATCATCCATCCCCGGTGCGTGAACTTCATCACGGAAATCAGCAACTACACCTGGGACAAGGACAAGTTTGGCACCAAGCTGAATGTGCCCATTGATGACTTCAACCATCTGATGGATGCCATGCGCTATGCCCTGGAAAAGTACATCACAGGAAGCAAGTGGATGTCCTGATATAAGAACAAAGAAGGTGAAAGGAATGAACAAGACATTCAATGTCACAGTCAAAGACAAGATTGCTGTCAACATGACCAATGATGTTCTATACATCTGCGGAAACAGCGGTTTTGTTGTCAACTTTGACTTTGATTCTGAATGGGATGAATTTGACACAAAGACTGCCAGATTCATCAAGGATGACAGAACCTATCAGGATGTTGTCTTCCAGGGAAGCCAGTGCCAAGTTCCCATCATATCCGACACATACAAAATCCGTGTGGGTGTGTTTGCCGGAAACCTGAAGACAACCACTTCTGCTGTCATCAGTGCAAAGAAGTCCATCCTGTGCGGCAATGGAAGCCCTGCTGCACCGTCTGATGATGTTTACAATCAGATCATGGACTTAATCAAGAACCTGGGCGAAGTGGATCCTGCTGTCATTGAAGCGGCAGTGAAGGACTATCTTGCAGAAAATCCTATTGACACAGAAGTATCAGATGAACAGATTGCAGAAGCTGTCCAGAACTATCTGACGGAAAATCCTGTTGAAGTTGAGATTCCAGAAGAGAAAATTTCTGATGCCGTTGAAACCTATTTGACCGAAAATCCCATTGAAGCCGATGGTGATTTCCTTCCCATTCCCATAACTGCGGAAGTCGGTCAATATTTTCAAGTTGAAGAAGTTGATGAATCCGGCAAGGTGACAAAGGTCAAGACGGTGGATGCGCCCAGTGGGGGTGGGGGCTCTGAAATTACATGGGAGTTGGTTGGTGAGGTGACCGTAACCGAGGATAGCCCCGTGGCTAAAATCGAGTTTACCAATCTGCCCAACTACAGGTACTTCACGGTCTATGCGACGAAGTCATATATGGCAACGGCGAATACAGGAATTTCTATTTACATTAACGGTTATGAGTCCTGTATGCTTAATGGAGCAGACGGAAACTACCAAATGGCTTTTTTGTCCCTCCTGGATGTCTGGTTTGGTATGTTTGCAGAATCAACCTATGGAAGATACCGTAATCGTACGGCTATGATGCCAAACTACCGGGCTAGTGCCTGCTCTGACCCCGCACATACGATTACAATAAAAAACCCATATAACGCTATAAACATTAAATCCGGCACATTTGCCATTTATGGGGGGAAGTAAGATGGCAGGCACTGTTGTAAAAGCATTTGTCAACGGCAAGATGGTAGATATTACCCTCACCCCCGAAGAGGTGAGCGCAATGGAGCGGGAGCAGGAACGGCAGGAAGCGGAATACTGGCAGAATGTCAGTGAAGGGGAAGCTGTGAACGCTGAGATCCGCAAGAGGTACAGCGTGGATGAGGAACTTGCTATCCTGCGGCAGATGGTTGGCAACCTGCTTGGAGACAAGCCCAGGGGCGAACATGACGAATATTTCAGCTATTGCGAAAGCAGCCGGGAGCATGTCAGGGACAGGATGAGGAAACACAGGGGGGGCAAACAATGATTTACATTTGCAAACCAAAGAAGGTTTCCATCTATGTGAACACCAAACGCAAAACTGCCGCACAAATCAAGGCTGAAACTGGCTGTGATGCGGTCATCAATGGTGGCCTTTACAACATGGCAAAGTTCACACCCATCTGTCACTTGAAGGTTGATGGAAAAGTGTTGGCGAAAGACCAATACAAATATTTTGGATATGGTTGGGATGCCAATGACTTCCCTGCCCTTGTCCTTGACTACAACACACTGGACAATTACATCTGTTGTGTCTGTATGGTGAAGGATGGAAAAGCAGAAAAGATGTACTATGATTCTGCTGTGGGAAGAAGTACAGCCAGAACAGCCATTGGAACCTTCCCGGATGGAAGGCTTTGGCTATATGTCGATAAGGCAGCAAAGACACCTGTCCAACTTCAGGCCATTGCCCTGAAAGCAGGGGTGAAGGATGCGGTCATGCTTGATGGCGGCGGCAGCACACAGGGAATCTTCCCTTCCGGGAAAGTGACCAGTTCCAGAAAAGTCCACAATTACATTTGTGTGTGGGAAGATGACCGCTTTGTTTGCCCACACTGCGGAAAAGTCATTGAAGGGCGGTGAATAAATGCTGACAATACAAGAAATCAAGGCATTCATTGACAGTGATGCTTCCAGTGATAAAAAGAAGCTTGCCAGGGTTGGTCAACGCTATTATGAAGCGGATCATGACATCAAGGAATATCGAATCTTTTTCATTGATGCTGAAGGCAAGGTGCAGGAAGACAAGACCAAAAGCAACATCAAAATCAGTCATCCGTTCTTCACAGAACTGGTTGACCAGGAAGTGCAATACATGCTTTCCGGCAAGGATGGCCTTGTCAAGTCGGATGTCCCTGAACTTCAGACGGAACTGGACAACTACTTCAATGAAAATGAAGACTTTGTTGCTGAACTGACTGAAGTGCTGACTGGTGCCATTTCCAAGGGCTTTGAACACATGTATGGCTATAAGAACAAAGAGGGCAAGACGGCCTTCCAGTGTGCTGACAGCCTGGGTGTGATTGAGGTCAGAGCCAAGGACACTGATGATGGCTGTGAATATGTCATCTATTGGTATGTTGACCGGGTTGGAAAGGACGGCAAGAAAATCAAGCGCATCCAGGTATGGGATGACAAGCAGACACACTTCTTCTGCCAGGTGGATGATGGTCAAATCGTTCCTGATGATTCTGTTGACCTGAATCCAAGGCCACATGCTATCTACAAGAAGGATGGGGATGATTCCACATACTATGAAGGCTATGGCTTCATTCCCTTCTTCCGTCTGGACAACTGCAAGAAGCAGTTCAGCGGACTGAAGCCCATCAAGCATCTGATTGATGATTATGATTTGATGTCCTGCGGTCTGTCCAACAACATTCAGGACACCAATGAAGCACTGTATGTGGTCAAGGGCATCCAGGGTGACAACCTGGATGAACTGATGATCAACATGAAGGCCAAGAAGCATGTTGGTGTGGACGAAGATGGCGGTGTGGAGATTCACACCATTGACATTCCCTATCAGGCCAGACAGACCAAGCTTGACCTGGATGAAAAGAACATTTACAGGTTCGGAATGGGCTTCAATTCCGCACAGCTTGGTGATGGGAATATCACCAATATTGTCATCAAGTCCAGATATGCCCTTCTGGATCTGAAGTGCAACAAGCTTGAAATCCGGCTGAAGCAGTTCATGCGGAAGCTGCTGAAGGTGGTGCTTCAGGAAATCAATGACCTGAATGACACTGACTATCAGATGAAGGATGTCTACTTCAGCTTTGAGCGTGAAGTGATGACAAACGCATCCGACAATGCACAGATTGAACTGACAGATGCACAGAAGCAGCAGGTGCAAATCACCACACTGCTGAATGTGGCATCCCATTTGGACAATGAAACGCTGATGCAGAACATCTGTGATGTCCTTGACATTGACTATGATGAAATCAAGGACAAGCTTCCGCAGCCGGAAGCAAGTGATCCATTCCAGGCACAGACGGCCTTGGATGCCGTTGTGACAGATGACAATCCTGCTTCTGATGGCGGTGGTGTGATTGAATAAGCGTGAAAAAGAATTCCTTCAGCATTCCCTTGATTCTGAAGCCAAGGTCATTTCCGAACTGGAAAAGCAGTACAAGAAAGCCCTGGATGACATTGACAGGAAAATCAGGCTTCTGCAATCCGATGAACTGACACAATCCAAAATCTATCGGATTGAATACCAGAAAGCCTTGCGTGGTCAGATTGAAGGCATCCTGGAAAAGATGCATGGTGATGAATTCAGCACGATTCAAGACTATCTTCACAACTGCTACACAGATGGATTTATTGGAACCGTCTATGACATGGCAGGACAGGGTGTTCCGCTGATTATGCCCATTGACCAGGCGGCAGCAGTAAAAGCCATTGTGACTGATTCCAAGGTCAGCGGTGGCCTTTACAATGCCCTTGGTGTTGATGCAAAGAAGCTGAAGACAACTATCCGGCAGGAAATCACAAGGGGCATTTCCACAGGGCTGTCCTATTCCGACATTGCCAGAAACATCAGCAATGTGTCCAAAGCACCACTTGCCAATGCCAAGCGCATTGCCAGGAC